GCTATTGACTCAGCCGGTATTGCGGGCAGTATTAATGGACAAAGCACAGCCTCAGGCATCTCCATGAGTCTTGGTGCTATCATTAAGCGTCACAAGCGTACTTTGATTAATTTCCAAGAGTCGTTTATTATTCCGTTGGTAACCAAGGCTGCTCATCGCTATATGCAGTTTGAGCCTGAGCTTTACCCAGTAGCTGACTATAAGTTTGATGTGTCTAGCTCTTTGGGTATTATTGCCCGTGAGTACGAAGTCACACAGCTCGTACAGTTACTACAAACCATGTCACCAGATACTCCGATGTACCCTGAGCTAGTCAAGTCTATCGTTGAGAACATGAACTTGTCCAACCGTGAAGAACTTATTGCTAAGCTTGACCAAGCTAACCAGCCTAACCCACAGGCTCAGGAAGCACAGCAAGCTACACAAAAAGCTCAGTTGCAGTTCCAAACTTCACAGACTGCTGCTCTTAACGGACAAGCGAAGGAGTCTGAAGCTCGTGCAGTTAAAGCACTAGCTGAAGCACAGGCTGTACCACAGGAGCTTGAGATTGACCGTATCAAAGCTGTAACGACTAACCTACAGGTTGGAGATGCAGACGACAAAGAGTTTAAGCGTCGCCTTGAAATCTCTAAGCAGCTACTCAAGGAGCGTGAGGTATCCGTTAAGGAAGGCAACGTAGAGCAGCCAGCAGCTCAGCCACAACCACAACCACCAATGCAACCTACTATAGGACAATTGCCACAATGATTACAGAACGACAGTTTAACGACGTACTAAAAGAAATCAACTCCGCCTTTGCGGAAGTCAACAAAAAAGTAACCAAACTTCAAGAACAAGTTAACACGAAGGAGGCTCCCAGTGCCGACAAAAAAACCAGACTCAAGGCTAGCTAAGGCAGGTGTAGCGGGGTACAATAAGCCAAAACGTACCCCCAGCCACCCTAAGAAGAGCCACGTAGTAGTTGCTAAGGCCGGTGATAAGGTTAAGACCATTCGCTTTGGAGAGCAAGGAGCTAAGACCGCAGGTAAGCCTAAAGCAGGTGAGACAGACAAAATGAAAGCTAAACGTAAAAGCTTTAAAGCTAGACACGGTAAGAACATAGCTAAAGGTAAAATGTCAGCGGCTTTCTGGGCCGATAAAGTTAAATGGTAAGTGAGGAGAAGAGCATGCCCGAATATTCTATGAAACCTAAAAGCAAAGCAAAACCTAAATCAATGCCTAAGCCTAAGCGCGGACAACGTGCAGCTACTAACAAGAAGAAAAAAAGATAAAATAGTTCTTGACATTCACCTGTAAATATGTTATAATATACTATAGTATACTTTAACTTTTACTTTAATTATATAACAAACTGTCCTTTAAGGAGAAACAGTTAATGACTGACACAAACAAAGAACTAGAAAAATACTACGAAGATATGCTTTCGATGTTTCGTACATCAGGTTGGAAGACTTTAAAAGAAGACCTAGAGTCAAACTCTAAAGGCATTAATTCAATAGAATCAACGAAAGATGATAAAGACCTCTTCTTTAGGAAGGGACAACTTTATGTCATTGGTTCTTTGCTGAACTTAGAAGAGCAAGTCCGTGACGCATACGACAACTTAGGCGCTGAGTAAGGTGCCTTTGTTTGATTTTAAATGTGAAGCTGGACATATTGATGAACGATTCGTCAGTAGCGACACTAAAGAAGTTGACTGCAATGAATGTAATCAACGAGCAGTAAAACAGTTGTCTTCCTTCAGAACTTGGACTGAAAAGCGGAACGGCATTTCTTCTGACAATTGGGTCAAGAAACGAGAGAGTCAACTGAAACAAGAACGCAAGGCAAATTCATAAGGTGTGTTGAACCCTTGCATAATATAAACCTCCATAATACTAAAGGTACGGAGTTTAATAATGGCAACACTTTTACCAGACGAGCGTTTAGAAGACGACAAAGAAGAACTAGGTAACATTGAGGAAATTACACAGGAAACTCAAGAAGAGCTAACCCCTGAACCTCCTCAAGAAGATGACATCCCCGACAAGTACAAAGGAAAGTCAACCGCTGAGATTGTAAGGATGCACCAAGAAGCTGAGAAGCTTTTAGGAAAGCAAAGCGGAGAAGTAGGGGAGTTACGTTCAGTCGTTGATAGCTACATACAAACACAACTCGACAACACTACACCAGCGCAAGAAACTGTAGACGAAGATATTGATTTCTTTTCCGACCCCGACAAGGCTGTCGAAAGAGCTATCGCTAATCACCCTTCAATTAAGAAGGCTGAGGCTTCTAATCTAAACAACCTCCGACAAACCGCACAAAGTAAATTACAGGCACGTCATCCTGACATGGCTAATATTATACAGGACGGTAAGTTTGTTAGCTGGATTAAAGCTTCTAAGATTAGAACACAGCTCTTTGCTCAAGCAGACACACAGTACGACTTCGAAGCTGCCGACGAACTCTTCACTAACTGGAAAGAACGTCAAGGTGTCGTAGCCCAGACTGTAGCTGCCGAGAAGCAGACAAGGAAATCCGCTGTTAAAGCTGCCTCTACTGGTAGCACCAAAGGAAATGGAGAACAGCGAGCAAAGAAGATTTATCGACGCTCAGACATTATTAAACTAATGCAGGACAATCCGGAACGGTACTTAGCTTTATCTGATGAAATCACTAGAGCTTATGCCGAGAAGAGAGTCCGCTAACTAAACTTTTTATTATAAGGTATTATAACATGACTGATTCAACATATCCCAACATGAGCGGCGCTGTAGATAACACTAGTGCTGCTACTTTTATCCCAGAAATTTGGAGTGACGAAGTTGTTGCTGCATACAAGTCTAACTTAGTTCTGGCTCCTCTGGTCAAGTCTTTGGGCATGACCGGTAAGAAAGGCGACGTTGTACATATCCCTAAGCCTATTCGTGGCGATGCTCACGCTAAGGTTGAAGGCCAAGCTGTAACCATTCAGAACGCTACTGAGGGTGAAGTACAGGTTGTTATCAACAAGCACTTCGAATACTCTCGTATGATTGAAGACATTACCGAGACTCAGGCTCTGGCTTCTCTCCGTCAGTTCTACACTGGCGATGCTGGTTACGCTCTGGCTAAGCAGGTTGATACTGACCTGACTAACCTTGCTAAGTCTCTGGGTAACGGTGACGGTAGCGACTTTACTCACAATGCTTCTTTCCAGATTGACACTACTTCCGGTCTTCTTGCAGCATATAGCGCACAGGGTGCTGCCCAGTGTGGTGCTTTCTCTGACCTAGCTTTCCGTGCTTTGGTTCAGAAGATGGATGACGCAGACGTTCCTATGGACAACCGCTGCTTCGTAGTTCCACCTTCACTGCGTAACGCTATCATGGGCATTGACCGCTACAACTCTTCTGACTTCGTAGATGGTCGCGGTGTTCAGAACGGTAAGATTGGTCAGCTCTACGGAATTGATGTCTTTGTATCAACTAACGCTGCTACTCCAGAATCAGGCGTTCGTGCTGCTCAGCTTATCCACAAGGACACTTATGTTCTGGCTGAACAGCAGGGCGTTCGTTCACAGACTCAGTACAAGCAGGAGTTCCTTGGAACTTTGTACACTGCTGACACTCTGTACGGCACTAAGGTCTTGCGTCCAGACGCTGGCTTCGTACTCTGCGTAGATGCATAAGTAGTAAGTAGTAAACTAGGGGGATTCTTAACGGAGTCCCCCTTTTCTTCTTTCCTTTCTTTATACTTAAACAGGTTTCTTGATGTCTAACTATACTAAAACTACCAACTTTGCTACTAAAGATTCTCTGCCATCTGGTAACCCTGCTAAGATTGTTAAAGGTACAGAAATCAATACCGAGTTTGACAATATTGCAGTAGCCAGTGCTACTAAACTAAATTCCTCAACCGTCTCGACTTTTGGTGCTACACTGATTGACGATGCAAATGCTTCTGCTGCACGTACTACTCTAGGCTTAGGCACTGCTGCCACTACAGCCTCTACGGACTACGCTACTGCTGCACAGGGCACCACAGCCGATGCCGCACTACCTAAAATAGGTGGAGCGATGACAGGCGCTATCACAACCAACAGCACTTTCGATGGACGAGACGTAGCCACAGACGGCACAAAGCTCGACGGTATCGAAGCTAGTGCTGACGTAACAGACACAACCAACGTAACAGCCGCTGGTGCTTTGATGGACAGCGAAGTAACTAACCTTGCACAAGTTAAAGCCTTTGACTCTACTGACTATGCTACGGCTGCACAAGGCACTTTAGCTGCTGCGGCACTTCCCAAGTCTGGTGGTGTTATGACTGGCGCTATCACAACTAACAGCACTTTTGATGGTCGTGATGTTGCCACAGACGGCACTAAACTAGATGGTATAGAAGCTAGTGCAGACGTTACGGACACAACTAATGTAGTGGCTTCTTTAACCGCAGGCTCTAACATTACTATTGCTGCTAACGGAACAATTTCAAGCACTGCTTCAGGCGGCGGAAATGAAACTTTAGCTCAGACCTTAGTGCTTGGCAATACTAC